ACCTTCCAATGACGCGACAGAGAATATGTCCAGGTTTATGCTATGCGCATGAATTCGATCAACAGTTAATAAACCTCGAATTGTTCCAGTCCCGACATTAAACTGTGCATTTTGTGGCACGGCGGAATTATTGATTCCACTAGACGGAGAAGGAGGGATCGGCCCGGCGAAGGCCGAGTCACCCGCCAACATCGCGAGGACTATAAGAGCCTTTAACATGACCGATCCCTCCCTGTATTCCTTCGTTATTGGATCACTTGCGTTCGAATGGCTAGGTTACCCACACCTCCGGGAGTCGCGGCCGTAGAGATGACAACACCATCAACCGAGCAGTCAGAGCAATACCAAGTCAGTCCGGCTTTTACTGGAGTGTCGGCTAATAGTGCGGCTTTAGTTTTAGCCTTCATCTCGAAAGCATCTGAGATGGTGATGACTCCCGTCGTCGTATTTTTGATCAAACCGCCATTTTGGAGGTTGATGTCATTCGTAAATCCTCCACCGGCCGACTCGATCTTGATACCGTTCGTCACAACTTTGGCAGCGGCTTCATTGTAGATCCACAACCCATGGAAGTTGTTGATGTTTGGCAAACTGCCGTCGGTGAAGTATGGAGCCATCCAGATGCGGGCTCCCACGAAGGCGGTTCCAGCTTCAGCTACGTTCTCAGTTCCACCGGAATACGATGATCTAGCTGAGATATCCGCCCCGAAGCTGCTTCGCAAGGTTGCACCAGGCGTAGTATACGTCCGGAGTGATGCACCGCGACAAGTGATACTCTCATCGGCTCCGTGACTTGAGCAAACTCCTTCGAATCCATTGAGAATCGCGTTTGAGTTATCTCCTTTATACCAGCGAATGCGACCTAGGAGATTCGTGATCTCTGCACCTGACGGTATCGCAGCGGCCATCGTAGCAATGTATGAGTAGAAGGCCGTTCCATCAACGGCACCGGCGCTGTCTGTGTAATTTGCGGTCGCGTTCCCATCCATGGTTAAATTGCTGATATCCATGGGACCGGATTGATATGGGAGTGCCTTCCAAGAAGCAGCGCTCGTGACATTCTCCGACGCGATATATGGCGTGTGATCACTTGTTTGGTACACTTTACAACCTTCCGGATAGTTTCCGGTAGGAAGTGTCGTGATCGCGCCAAGATCACAGTTGAAGCGAGCTAGATTTCCAGCCGTTCCACCGTACATGGCAGTTCCAGAGGCTAATAAAGCAGATCCTCCGGTTGAACGAAGAACGTAGGCCGTTGGTGATATCTTTGATCTTAAATAAACAACCGCCCCGAGAGGAACAGCTTCAATTATCGGTGCAAGACGTACATCACGAGAGATCGCCGCAGCAATTTCAAGGGCCGTCTTAGCATTCGTGTCACTGATGTACCAATCCCGACCTTGTTTAAGTTCGACGTAGTTAATGAAGATTGACGCATCGTTGACACCACCCGTTAAATACGCAGCGCTCATCTTAACAGAAGTTGTTGAGGAGAGTAGGCCGTACGCGTTATACGTCGTGCCAGTTTCGTTGGCTGTGAGTTGGATCGTTGCTCCATGTCTTAACACCGTGGCTGTTATGTTCGGCAGGGCGGTGTTGATCGCTGATGCTAAGCTGGTGGCTGTCGCATAGGAGCTGACACCAATGCGCCAGTCGATCCCCTCTCTCAGATAAGCTGATCCGATTGAAAGTCGAGCACCTCTCTGTGATCCGAGAGACGGTATAATTTCAATCTGACCAGAGGCGGCCGCCGCGGCTAAATCCGCCGCAGAGACAACCGTAAAACTGCCAGTAGACGGCGTGCCGTCTGTGACAGCGTACGAGTACGGCACGCTGCCAAGCAGCGCTACAGCGACAACGGCGAGTAGGATTTTTTTCATATTTTCTCCTTACAATTTTATGATATACATGACGTACGCATTCTTCATACGCGATTCACTACCACCTGTCGCACCTGTATAAAATGCGGTACCAGCATTGAGCATCGCAGCATTACTACCCGCAATAGTGAAATTTGAACTACGACCGGCTCCATGCGTATGACTTTTGAACTCATCCTGCTGGAATGATCCAATGTTATCTCCAACAGCGCCTCCTGTCAACCTGGCACCGCGAGTTGTTTTATCCGGATCGGCATACGCGTCGGCTGCATCAGTGTCGCCTGATCCCATCTTATTGGCACCGCGAAGTCCGACACCTCGTAAGTCCGGCACGTTAAACCAATTCGCCTCTCCGGAATGCGCCGGACCACCATTTCCCCATGTTGTTCCTATCACGGCAAAAAGTGCCGCGTTTGCTGGCAAACCTCCATCTAAAGCCTGGCCGTTGCACAACGAAAATCCGGATGGAGCAGCCAGTCCTCCAAAAGGCATAATACCTCCGATTGGAATCGCCGTTGGAGGAGCCGGAGGTGGAGGATTAATCCAAGTCCAATTTGCATCGCCGCTTCCAGCCGGTGGAGTGTGACCAAGATTGGTGTCAATGTTCGACGCGAAGAGTTGTGGGGCGCCCTCAGATCCTCCGAGTATCAAAGGCAACTTTACAATGGAATTTTTAAAATATGTCGTGCTAGTATCCCATTCAGCGATACCTTCTTGAAGACCGTACCCGATCATGTACGAGTGTAGGTAGGCCCACGCGTTGAGATCTTCTAACAACAAAGCTTTATTACCGGAGTAAAGTGCATCTTGAAATCCATTATCCCACGCGGCTAGAGATTGGATCGACGCGATATCTTTGGTCTTAATTGGAGTACCGCCCTGGAGAGATCCGAACTGTGCAAAGTTGCTGGAGGCTCCCAGGTCTCCGAAGATCGCGTGTGTTTTCCTAATTATTTTTGCCATGTATGTTCTCCTAGAATGCAGGTACCTCTTCGGTTGTCACGAAAACTCCGGCTGGTTTTGGCAGGAGTCCCATCTGACTTACAATGGAAAATAGGTTGTCGGTATCGGAAGTTAAATGCTGGTATTTAATTGTCATGTCACCATTGTCAATTAGATTCACATTCCCAAAAAAGAACTCATAGCAGATCGTGTCTATCATACCATACGCGTGATCACATGAATGCACTTTTGCTAAGAACTTTATTACCCTACGAAAATCTCCATCAGTTAAAGTGTGCCCGATGAAATCGTCGTACGTCATAGTATACCACGACGGCGGATATGGAGTGATCGAGTAGTCGGGGATGCCGGCTGCTAATCCTTTATCGGGATCATCGTACGATGGGATCGCGATAAAAATTTTCGTCAAAACTAACGTAAAGAAATATCTAGAGGCATTCCTAAGTTTTCCAAGGAAGTCGAGTTGTTTTCCGATAGCCGTGTCAAGGTCGAATCCGTCGCGTACTTGAATAGTAATTGCGTCCGACACCAATGAATCAATAAAGGCGCTGATGGTACCTTGTGCTTTAGGCTTCTTTAAATACTGAATAATTAAAAGAGCCTGGTAGTACGAGATCAACTCATCTGAGATTATAGACATATTATAATATGTTGATATTTGCAGCTGACAACGTGAAATAATATTTTGCTGAAGTTGGTGACACCGTGTCGGAGTACGACATACCATCTGATGAGACGCCGATTGAAGTCAGGATTGCCCGAGGTTCGATGATGTACATCGCGCGCACGATGTCTCCGATCGTAGCAGTCTTACCCAATTTCCAAAAATTTACCATCGCCGCAGTCAACTGTTGCTTTATCAGGTCTTCGTCAAATGTGATACCCGGAACCGAAGAGATCAATCCAAATTGTACATACAGATCTTCTTCAACCCCAATATCCCAGTACATTGTCGCGCCTTGTCCGTTGGGCCGAATTACTACGGCAGACACCGCTCCATACGTACCACACCCGGGGGCTTTTTTAGAGTAGATCGCTGTGGAGATCTCGGCGTCAGTTCCTCCGACGACCGTTGCCCAGATTGAGTGCGCCGGGATACCGTCGACTGTGCCGTTAGTGTCATTCTCTATGACTACAGCATCAGTCACGTCGGCAATCGACAACAATCCAGCCTCCACGGCGTCGGCCGGACTGGACGACGCTAGAAAAAAACTTCTGGCATGACGAGATCGGAGATCTGGATCCGTCTCTTCGTCTTGTCCAAGTACAGTTCCAGAAATTGTTGGATTATTGACGGCGATTACACCTAATGTTGGGGTTGCCTGACTATTGATCGTGTTAGGCAACGGAGAGATCGGACCCATTTCGGTGCATTGAAAAACAAGAGCCTGGGTGCCAGCAGCTCCGAACACATAACTGGAGATCAAAGTCCAAGTGTTATTTGCGTCTCGAATCTGAAAAGGCGTGACGACGGCTTGATCCATCCCGGGTAATGTCAGGGCGCGATCCGTCGTGATCCCAACTGGAGTTGTAGTGTACGTACCAGGACGAAGTGTCATGCCGTTCAACGCGACTAATCTTTGCAGGCCGACTCCGTACGCGCTGTCAACGGAAAACATATTGTAGATATCCATCAAAAGGTCGAGTTGATCCGAAGAGGCTTGCGAATAAATTCCAACCATCTGCCCATCTGGAGAGTTCGAAGCTAAGTTGATATCATCTCCATAAATTGTTTTTAACGCGGTGACGATTGCCGTCGCGATGTCATCCGTCGTCTCGACCACCAATCCGTTTGCATCTAAAGTGCTAGACATTTTGAACCCCCGCGATAGATGAAGCGATCGCTGTCACGGTCGCACGATATGATCTGGTGTAAACAGTTTGCACGTCGTACTGGATAGAGATGGCTCTGGTTGAAGAGCTGATCGAAGTTTTTAAAGAGTTGATGCCTATGACCCCATCCGTCTGTATGATCAAATTATTTAACTCCGCGACAAGATTACTTTCTTGTCCCTTGTCCAGTCGATTGCGCCAGTCGATGCCGTCCTGCATCGCGAAAAAACAATTCCCATACCAAGATAGGATCCTCGTCTGGATGTTCAGGGCCAGGGCGGCTGACTCTTTTGCGTAGCTGCCAAGTCCCTGACCAAGCATCCAGTCTCCGTTAGAGTCTAGTCCTCGAAATTTCAAGAGAGGAATCCTCCAACTCTAGTTTTAATCGCATCCAAAGCCGTGATCCAGGAAGCGTCTATCCGAACTCCTGCGACGGTGATCGCTTTTGTTGTGTCGATCAGATCGCTTAAGATCTGTGCTAGATTTTCCGCTCCCTTAGAGATCGTGATCTTTTTGGTTACTTGGTTGAGGGCAACTTTCATGGTATCATCTGCTAATCCGCCTTCATCACTTGTCAAAGCCGACAACCAAACTTGTTGTTTTTTCAGAGAGCGCAATCCTACTAGTGCGAACCCATCGCTGAGAGAGTGCATGCGAGAGCTGATCGGAGCCGGCTGTCCTCCATTTTCAAACCACGCGTCGATGTCGGCGTCACCAAAGATCACCAAGCACTCATCGTCTTTCTTTATAGGAAGACCGATGTGGATCCCACCGCCCTGCAAGACGAACACGGGGCAGTCGACGATATTCTTGGTATCCGTTGTAGAACCATCGGAGTAAACTCGGGCGTACCCCGGCGTGATCACCGCTGTTCCCTTGCCTGCGTCGTATGAGACGATCGTGCCCGGCATCGCAACCCGAAAGTCAGAATATAGACCTTGATCCCTGGAGTCAAGTAATCCACTCAAAGTTGGAGGAACTACGAATCTTCCATTTCTCATTTTGGTTTCACATCCTTGATGCCGTCCGGTGCCTGGTAACAAGACACGGACGTCGTGACACCCTGGTCGATCGCGCCGGAAATTACGCCGTTGTGCGATAAAGCCCTTACGATATACTCCCCATCCAACTCTGGAACCACGGTACTCTTGACTTTAATTCTTTGCATCAGTGAGATAAAAGGTTCAAACAACATTGAAAAGTCAATCATGTTAGCCGATCTTCTTGGAGTACCTATTAAACCGGTTGAGGCATTGATCTGCGCCAGCGCGCCCGGCATGATCAGTGCATCATTCTCGGCCATCACGTATACTTTTTCCTTGTCAATGCAGGCATAATGTTTTGGACTTAAAAGTTTTTTCAACTCCGACCACGATAAACCAGAAAAGGTGATTCCTCGTTTAGCTTTAACTTCTGGGATAACATTTCCAATCGCTCCCAGTTGAACATGATGTAGTTTCATCGAAGCGGCCAAGGCTTTAATTGCATCATCGAAAGTCCACGGGTAATTCAACGTTAACTCGATGGGTGCCCCCTGAATCGCAGCTAAACCTTCGAGCGCCTCGATCTCGGTCACTATATCCGGACCCTCTCGGTATGAAAAAGCCTTGCGTATGTTCCCCCGAAAAAGTAATGGTTTCACACCTTGTGATTTATACCCAGCAGAAAAAGTAAGACCTAAATAAAATTCGTCTGACGGATCACGGCGAATATCACTTCTAGCAATATCCAACATGTTATGTATTAAAAAATGCCCAAGATTGCCGCTGCCATCTGTAACTTTTTGGATGTTAAAATTCACCGTCAAAGGAGATTTGATCGTGTGCGGGCGCAGTTGGCCCTGCACGGTCATCTCAAACTCTCTATAGAATTTTGTGACGTTCACTGAAAGTACTCCGCCTCGGTGTCGTCTAGGTCCGTATTGTCATTTGTACCATCTAAAATATAAATTACAACTCGCCCTGTGCTAAAGTCATCCAACCTGAACGGATCGGTCCCGTCAACCGTTACGACCTGAAGTCCGAACGGAATGACGTTCCTCCAGATACGAAGGAGATTCGGGTGCGTTGATAAGATCAGGCCCTTCGCGCTAAATGTTCCGTACGCGATGTCGACCGACCATCGCTGAATCGCGGGGCGATAGATGAACTGCAGTTGTGCAGTCGAACCATCACTTAACGGAGTCGTAATGAGTTGATTCGGTTGAATTGTTAAAGTTGTTAGTTGGAACATATTAAGGGGCGCTCAACCCCGGTACACGTGCGTTGTCCATAGTCTTTACTGCGAGCAACGGTACGGTACGAATTTCTTTCAAGCGCACGGTGATGTCAGTCCAATCTCTCGAGTGCTCTGGTGCAACTAAAACCATATTTTCAATTAGCATATTTTTAAAAACTTTAAAAGGGGTTACTACAGCAAAAGTACACTGTTGTTGCCGCATATCATCAAGGGCAACGTACGCTTCTTCACAAGTCGTCGGTAAAGCGATACTTCGTATAGATTTAATTAACTTTGACGCGCCAACTCCAGCTGCTGCGATCGAGGAAAGTTGATTCACCAAAGTGTCAACTTGTGAAGTTACTTGTAGCATCTTAGAAGAAGTCCCGGGAGAGTATTTTCGCACGTATGGTTGTACCGTTGACAAAGCTGATTGCAAGGTGCCGAGCATTCCCAAAATGTTTTTCTTTTTAAAGACCGTCTCTGATACGAAACCTTTGCAGGTGATGAGCGTGGGACGAAGGCCACAATGATCCTGCATAAAAAAATTCTCTTCAGTAAAGTGATCTGTAATATCATTTCCGGCTTCTAAACGCTGATCTCCGATGTAGTCAAACTCGAAGCCTCCGATATCTTTTGATAGGTACGTAAGCCCTTTGCTCCATGACAAAGACGCTCCGGCTAGACCCTTAATCATGTTCGTCACGATTGTAGCGGAGGAAATTGCCGCTTGCGCTTGTGGAATAATTATGCCGATCACGGTATTTTTCTTCCCATATCGTTCGTCCTTTCGACGTCGATATTTAGAACAGGACCGTCTAGACGATATACTGTAGTTTTCTTCTTTTCTATAACATGTAAATAAATATCTTTTTTTCCCTCAGCTTCCGTACCTTTTTTTGTAGTAGATTCAACAAAACCAGGAGTAAGCATACCTTCAATAGTACTTTGTCGCAAATTAAAAGGAACCATATCAATGTTAGATTGCTGCAAGAGTTTAGATCTTTTTGCATCTTCGTCAAGGGATTTATTCGCGAGTGTTATTTGTGATCCAACTTTTTCTGTAATACCGGCCATTACTGTAGATCCAACAAGTCTTTGAGCCAACCCTGTTAAACCTTGTCCAATTTCTACGCCTCCTTTTCGAGTTTTCTCTAATCCACCCATCTGTTCTGCATTAAGTATAGGAACATCTGAGACAGCTTTAGTCCAAGTCTTATCTTTCATCATACCGAGAACCTGCACGAATTCTGCCGGTATACCCGCGCTCTCTAACCACTTTGACCTTTGTCCAGGATCCGCTGTCCAAAACTTTTTTGCTTTATCCGCCGCGATCTCTGCCGCCAACTCTTCCGGTTTTTTCATCACAGGTACTTTGCCCGGCCCGATTTCTTTGTACGCGGAGATACCTAACTTAGCGAATAATTCAGGAGCGTTCGCGTTCAGATCCTTCATCGACGCCGTAACCTTCGTAAGTCCGGAGTACATCCGCTTAATCACGTCCTCACCAAGACCAAGTTTGACGGCGGCGCCCGTCCACTGCTGGATCATCTTTGGATCGGCTCCTGTTGTCGCGTGAAAATTTATTAGGTCGCTGGTGGTATTCATGGCTTGCTTACTAAGGTCGTAGAAAGCCTGGGCTAATTTTGTGATGCCATACGTCCCTCCCAAACTCTTGACCTCCAACTCTCCCATGGCCGAGATAAGTTGGCGAACGGATAGGTTGCCCGAAGACGCGTTGACCAAAATATCAACGAATAACTCCCCAACTTTTGTCGCCATTACCTAGAATCCTTGTTCATCTCGATAAAAACTTCTTGATAGGTATTCTTGAAATTCTCGTACTGCAGCATCGCGAGAACTAAGTCGCCTCTCATTCGCATAATCCTCTCTGGATCTCCACCGCCATATCCGGCCGAAGCCAGTCGAAAAACTACGACGGTTCCTTCGTCGACCCCTGATCCGAACTCGACCTTTGGGAATCGGCGCTCAGGTCCACGCGGGCCGCGAACATGGAAGAGAGCGCCTCGATAAAAGGTCGCAAGTTTACCTGAGCGACATTGATCATGATCCCATAGTAATCTTTGCGGGCTTGATCACGTATCTTGGGATCATCGAAGAGCCCTCTCGTGACGCCCACAGAGGAACTTTCGGTGCCGTCGGGCCGGTACACGGCCTTCTCGGCGCAAGAAAAGACAGTCGTCTCTACGTCTTTCGACGCTGCCAATCCCATAAACTTATCCGCCAAGACGTTCAGACCCTGGTCGCTCGACCCGGCCATAGTCTTTTGAATCGACACGATGTCCAAGGAACCTATGCCTTTTCCCCGAAGTTCCGTGCACACGGCGTCGTGCAGTGCTTTTATTTGTGCGAACGAGGCTACGCTGATGTACAACTTAGCCCCACTCGGCAGGTCAAATTCCTGACCATTTTCCATACTTGCCTCCTGAATGTCCTATTGCATCAAGCGGGCATTATTCCTGAACAACATGGTATACACGGTCACCGATTGATCCGGGCTGCCTTCAGAGTCCGACTTTCCAGATGGAATCTTGTCGAAGATGCCGCCTGCAAGTTGAAAGATCTCTGAAGTCACATTTCCCTGTCCGTCACCCATGCGCTTGACGTACGATCCCGACATGAGGTTGAACCCTGTCGGATCCGACAACCACTGCTGCAGTTTGCTATTCAGGACCGCGTCATCATAAGAACCTCGAATAATCCTGATCGACAATGTTCCGATGATTCCTGAATATTGCATCGCGTAGATGGAGTTTCCATCCTTGGAGATTTTCATCTGCGCGATGGCGGTGTTGAAATCCAACTTAATGGCTTCTCCGTCGGCTAGGGCGGTGATAACCATTCCGTCGATGATGATTACATCCTTTCCGGCAACGGCTGAGATTCCTTGCATGATTATGCCTCCTAGTTACTGTTGTACATTCACAAGTACGTTTGAACTGTGGATCGCCCCGGCCAATTTCGCCGCGATCTGCACGAGAGGAGCTTTGCGTTGCGCCCTATCGGAGACATTTTGCTTGGCGATCGATTGGGAGTACACAAAGTATCCCACATTCGCGATGTTGTCCAAGAAGAGTCTTTGGGGAACTCCGGCAGGAACTGCCCCGGTCCACGCACCAGGAGCTAAGACACCGGTTGTTTTTGCCTGCTCGCAGATTGCTCTATACGCGTCTTTCAATCCACTCATCCCCTCTTCTGTCTGAGGAATCTTAAAAGATGTTGGGATCAAGTAGTTGAAACCTGCAACCTGCAAAGCGAACGCGAACCAGTCATCATTATACACTTGATCGAACCAAGTGTTAAGACCCGAACAGAAGACCATTGGAATTCCGGCTACGGAAACATACACGTCGATCCCCGCAGCCAAGGCTTTTGTCAATTGGGTTTGACCTATCGTTTGATCAGGCACGATTCCGGTCAAAGCCTTCCCGTGCATGGTGATCGCTGTTCCGGCTCCTGAGAAGTCAACGCTGAGACCTCGGGAGATATACGAGGCCGCAAAGATTTGTGTTTGTTGGACGGAGGCACTAGTCAATAACGGATTCCCATGATAGAACATCCGACCGCGGAACTCTGAAGCTTGCCTGATTAAATCGAGCATCGAACCGGTTTCTAGGTCCGTGATGTTCGAAGAGCAATACGCGAGTTCTTTATTTAATCCATGGATTTTGAGAGCGAGTGCGGCGAATTCCGTCGGATCACCGCCCATCTCTTCATCGATAAGAATTCCATAATAGAATACTAGATCCTTCGTTCGATCAATGGCATCACGAACGGTTTCGAGTGACGGACTAGTTAACCTAGGAATGATCACCAGATAACCGTCGGTATCTACGGGATTTGGAACCTGCGCAAAGAACGCGTTGGCCATCGCAGCCGCGCTAGAGTTAGAACCAAAATCTGTCGAAACAGCCGTCGGTTCCTTGTACACCCCATATGTCTGCCCAACCGTCCAACCGCTTGGAGATTCCTGGGAAAACAGAGCTACGGTATTGATGTTCGGTGTTCCCAACTGAGCTGGAGTTGGTAGAACAGTCACCGAGATGACGTTGACTAAGTCCAGGGTCTGACCTATTTGATTACTCATTTATGTGTACCTCCGGAGGTTTCGTTGTTTGATCTACAACCGCGTTGTTGAATTTGTCATAGTACCCATATTGTGGAGGTACCTTGACTTTTTGGTGTAAAGCCGAAACATTCACATGAATCACGTACCTGAGTAGACGAGATGTTCCTTCGGCGTCTGACGCGTTCACAGGAGTCTGCGGCCGTCCGATCTGGATCCCAGCCGACTCTGATTGTTGTTCTGCAAATAAAGAGTTCAGAGCCATCATGACTTCTTCTTTTCTAACTCGGGCTTCGTTGTTAAAACTCATAATCTCAACTCGAATAGCGTGTACCCCAGAAATCTGCTGAATCTCCGATCCCAGCGTCGGAGAGGTACTAACGGTGTCCAAGTACTTGACGCTACCGAGGGGTTTAATGGTGTCGTCAAAAACAACGCAAAACATCGCTTCGTCCTCTGGTAACCTCCACTTCTGATCGCCAAGAAGACAATGGGCGTCGTCAAGTATCAACTCTTCCTGCAAGATATCGGCGATGATCTTTGCGATCTCCCGATCAATCGTCCCAACATTAGACATTCTGATCTCCTACCTTGGGGCGCTGTACCAGGTCGTATTTATAAAAACCACCTTGACTGTAATCTTCGGATGCCATAACTCGGTATCGTTTTCCGGTGTCGACGTCTATGAAAGTCCATCCAAGCATCAAGCTTTCCGTTGTGTGCATTGTCCACCAAAGCCAAGTTCGCTCGCCTTCAGATTTAATCGAAATCTCTCTAGCTTTCATCGGAAGAATCACGGCAGAGATGACTTGAGGAGCGACCACCTCCTCCACTACTTCATGATCCGCGATCTCTCTTTTGATGATCTGAATAGTTAAGCGCTTCGTCCAACCTCGGAGCGCCTGACGCATGTTCGGAATCATTTTGCAATCCTGGAGGTGATAGATTGCCATAGTTGTCCGGTGTTCACCAGTGGTTTCGTATGCTTCTTCCCCTCGAACAAGACCTCTGCGGTTTGTTGCTTCCGCTTATACAAATTTCCTTTTAATTTTCCCATGATGGTACCAGATTGGAGTGGAGCCCATTTTCCCCATCCACTTGTCTCGAAAGCCTTTATGACTAAATTCGTGGCTTCAATGCCACATCTTTTTAAGTACTCGTCGACTTTACCATGCTTGAATAAAGTTTCGACGTCCTTTTTCAAAGAGTTCATCAGCATCTTCCCGTGAAATGTGAACGTATCCCATAAGAATGATCGTCTTGGTATATTCCTAATCACGGATCCCATCTCGTGGATGAATCCGATCTCCGCATTCGTGACACCCTGTGACTTAGTAGAGCGACTTGACTTTTCACCGAAGATGCCCACCTGGATGTGATAGTTGCTGTCTGCCATTTTCTTGAGCGACTCTTGTATGACATTCAACTCGGTGATGTTCATCTTCACCTTAGGTGTATTCGGCATATTAATATTCAGCGAACGGCACACTTGGTCCCGAAGCTATGTCGACATCCTTATGCCCCAAGACAGCCCCAAAGGGACCGACCAACTTGGGAACCAACATTCCTAAATATTTCTGTCCGTACGCCGTGCTCCAGAACTGACGCAGCGCCGGACTCTTGACGACCATCGCCGGGGGTTCAATATAGTTAATGCTGATCCCACCTAGACTTTTATTGGAGATCATGCCCTCGGCTTCGTTTTGAATCCCGAGACCTTCGGGCTTCGCTTGCAACCCCCCTACTGCCTGGACGTTGGTCACGAGAAAGTGAGCTGTCGCGTATAAGAACGCCGTCTTTCCGTCGTCTGTTGAAAACAGGGACGGATTGAACACGGTCAGCGCATCTGCCATCGCGGAGTTGATGTCCGTGTCCATCACTTTGTCGGAACCTGCGCCATACTTAAAGTCACGGACGAACCGTGCCTTGAAGTCGTCCTTCGTCACAGGCGGTAGGGAGGCCATAGATATTACTCGGGCTTCTCCGACGCGGGTACTGGAGCTGGATTGTACTTATCTTGAAGAGCTTCCAGGTCTTTCTTGGATCCGGCTTTGAAAAACTCTGAGAGTTTATCTTCCAAGTTTTTAACAGTTGCCTTTAACTCCATGTTCTCTTTCCGCAGCGTGTCGAGTCCTGCGATCCCTTTCACAACCGAGCTGGCTAGAACGATGTGCATGTACGCGCACAATTTTTTAGCCTCCGACTCCGGTATCTCGATCGACTGTCCCGGGGGTAGTGGTCCCTGACTAGTTTGATGGATACTGCCACCTTTATTGATGATCGCCACCATTCTCTCTGTCTTTTTTTCTGCTTCCTTCGTTTCTGACATTTTCTCCTCCTAGGAGTCCAGACTTCCTATCCTGCCCACCCGACAGTAGTCGGATGGACAGGTACGAAGTCCCGAATTAGAGGCTTGAGTGGTCGTCCAAGTACAGCACTTCCGGCACGCGATACACGATCATGCCGGTGAACTGACCAGCACCCACGCCTTGCCACTGGAAGTTATTCCCGGTAGCAGGAGCGTTGATGAACAAGTCGACCGGGATGTCCATGTGGATCGTTTCGCGATCCGCATTGAAAAGAACATACCGATTGGTACCACCAGCCGCCCAATAGCCGGCGTTGCGAGCTTTATTGCCATAAGCAGACGCGAGGATCTTGAAGTCGGGTCCGCAAACGGCCTTGAATGCCTTCTCCAGATACTCCAACATGGAGATCATGGGGTAGGTCGGGCTAACCGGGGTCGCTAGACCAACGAAGTCTGAGCGAGGGATCACGAACCGGTTTGGATACCGGACTTCGTTGCAGTTCACTAAGTAAAGCTGCACGACTCCGGACACGAACGCGGCGAACGCTGTCGGATCCATCGCGGATATCGGACCGCCGATGAAGACATTGTTGACGTTCACAACGGTGTTGCTCAACAGACCGGGATAGTTCGCGAGGTCTGCCTGGCGACCAAGGAATCCGATCTTCTGGATACCAAGCTGCCAGTTCTTCGTGAGGGCCTTATACTTCGAGGCCACCACATCCCAGTTGTTGCTCGCCAAAGCCTTCTGGACTTCAGGGAGTGAGTACGTATATCCCTTGGCCCAGGTCGCGATCTTGGCGTTGATCGGACTCATTCCGACTTCGACGTTTCCTATCTGGTTCCGGGATGCGAGATCCTGGATACCGGTCTCGAACGGACCTGCCGCGTCGAACGTCAGATTCGTCTTGATGTCTTCCATCCACGGTCCGCGACCGACGAGCACCGGGGCGAAGTCAGCCACGGCCTCTTCGTAAAACTTCTGTCCGATCGTCTCAGCGGCGATCAGGGTCGTGGTTTGGATCGTGTACTGATAGCCAAGAGCCGACTGGTTGATTGAACCGTTCGTGTTCTTGAGCTCGCGATCCATCCCGGGCTTCCAGGCGATCGGATTCTGTGCGATCGCTAGGAGCTGGTTGAGCAGTTCGGGATGTGCCCCGTATTGCTCGATGACTTTCTTGTCCCCCTTGCGGAGGGAGTTGAGGAGTTCAGCGTGTTTCATGGTTGTTGTCTCTCCTAGGCTCTGCGTTAGCAGGCCACCCAGCCAGTGACCACACGAAGCATCGTGGACACTATGGCGTAGTCCAGGGACATGCCGAGTTGCGACCCGGCAGCCTTCTCCTGAACGAACCCGCTGGCCATCTCGACAGCGTAGCCGGGACGGACGGTAGCGGCAGCGACCTGGTAGATCACCGGGCCACCCATGAAAGTGACTTCGACCTCATCACCTTGAACGAAGGATGCGCTCTTCGCGGTGCGCTTGATACAACCAAACGCGACCTCGTTGTCCGCGGCCGGAACGAACTTGATCTGTCCAGGGGCGGTGTTGGCTGTGTCGATCTTAACGCGATCCCCGGCGTAAGCCGTGGTCGCGCCGATGACACCCATGACTCCAACGATGACACCAGACTTGGTGATCGTCAGGTCAAGGTCGCCGCGCACTGCGCCCTGTTCGAACTGATCTGCGTAAACAGGCGGTACAGTTGCCATTATGGTTACCTCTCGTTGTGCGGTATAAACATCTTGTCGTTACGGCTCATCATGACAGGCTCTTGGCTATCTCGAGCCGTAGCGCGCCTGTCCGAGATCTTGTTTGTCGTCAGCCGTGACAACTCCATTCGGAATTGACTGGCCGTCGTCGCGAAGCTCCGCTGCTCTCTTCAGGTTGTTGAATCTTTCCTGTCGCAGAGCCTCTTCTGTCTTTCGCAATCGATTTTTCAACTCGGTGAGAGAGTTCTGTTTCTCCTCTTCCTTTTTCTTCTCTTCTGCTTCAGCGTTGACCTTCTCCTCCGCTTTCTTCTTCTCTTCTGCTTCAGCGTTCGCCTTCTCCTCTTCCTTTTTCTTCTCTTCCGCTTCAGCGTTCGCCTTCTCTTCGGCTTTTTTCTTCTCTTCGGCTTCAGCGTTGGCTTTCTCTTCTGCCTTTTTCTTCTCTTCCGCTTCAGCGTTCGCCTTCTCCTCTACCTTTTTCTTTTCTTCTTCGACGGCGTTCTTCTCTTCTTTCTTTTCGGCTTTCTTGGAGGGATCGGCGTCAGCGTTTTTCTTTTCAGCTTCCTGAAGCTTCAAAGCCTCCGCTGCATTTTTCTTCGCCTCTTCTGCAGCTTTCGCGTCAGCGTCACCGGCATTTTTCTTTGCTTCTTCGACTTTATCCTTCTCTTCAACTTCCAAGGAATTCACGATCTCCCTAAGTTGTCCTAACGGCACGCATCCCAAAATCGCCTTCAGCATCTTATCCACAATTCCTCCTTTGTTCATTTTTGTGTTTACGCCGACTTCCGCATCAGGTCTTTCCGGATGCTGTTTGAAAGTTCGTCCCAGTTCCTTCGATTCCAAAAACTAAGGGCCACGTCGCCGGGTTGCTTCCGGTGCACCGAGTTCAAAAGTTGCACGCGCTTCTCCACGGGAGTCGCGTCCCATCGCTTCCGGCCATACTCCTCGGATGTCTCCGCACGGGAGTTCTTAACTTCTGCGACGCACTCGCACCCGGGAACGTTGCATCCGAACTCACTGTGCCCGTTAAGCAGGTGGTCGCATTTCAAGCACTTGTCTTCCGCGTTCACCTTCGGTTCTTCCTTGGAGGAGTGCACGACTTCACCACACGCGTTGCACTGTGAGTGCGTTACGCCTCCCATGTTGCCTAGAATTTTCATCTCTCCGGTGCAGGAGGGACAAAGATCCTTCGTATCGGTCAACGAAGAAGCCATGATGTCATCCTCGGGTTGCGCCGTACTCCAGTCGGTTGGTTTGCCAGCTCGAACCGCTGTGGCGATCCCAAGCGCCTGCGCCATGGGAATATCTGGATATCTAGCATGGATTCTATCAGCGATCTGTCCATCTGACATTCCACGTTTAATATCATCTTTGATATATTCGTTACCGTAGGAATTTGTATTTACTTTTTTGAACTTGTCACATTTACAATCATCTTTATGACAAGGTCCTAATTTTCCAGCGGTACCGAAAATATGGAATTGTCGCGAGTGACCG